AAAACGCGAACTGGGCCAGGCGGATGTTCAATTGACCGGTGTTGGGTCTCACTGGACCGCCGAGGGGCACCAGCCTGCAGACCTGATTCAGTTTTTCCAGGAAGTCTCCGACAAAGTCCAGGGCCATGCCCACATTACTACCGCCGGTTCTTTGCGCCGTGGTGGTTGTGTTTTTGGCGCTGCTAAGTTTGATAAGCAGGTCGAGGTGTTCGGCCAGGACCCGAGTAACTTTTACCTGAACTACCTCATGTCGGTTTATAAGTCTTCCGATAAGGTGAAGTTGTCGGGGGTCCAGGTGGTCTGCAACAACACTTTCGAGGCCGACTTTAATCGGGACGCTGGTAGTTCTATCAGCTTGCCACATTACAAGGCGCTCGACAGTGAAGCGGTAACCAGGCTAGTCGATCAGATTGGCCTGGTAGATTTGGATGCGGTCCAGAAGGACTTAGAGCGGATGTCCAGGACCCCGTTGCGCTCACCAGGTGACCGCGAAAACTTCTTCCAGGTTGCGCTAGTGGGCCACGGTGCCGACGTTATTTCATTCGATGAGAAACGCCGGGAAAAACTGGAACGCGAACTGTCCGAGTTGGAACACTGCTACCTGGATTCCCCAGGACAGGACCTGGACGTTCGCCGTCAGAACGCCTACGGGGCATTCTCGGCTGTTTGCAATTGGGTAGACTCACCGGACCCGAAGCAGCGCTACGGGCGCCGTACAACGACTGACGGCAAGTGGTCTTCGATTCTGTACGGTGGGTCGTTTGATTCCGGGCGCAGCATTAAGACTCGGGCCTGGGACCAGGCCATGAGCCTTGCGGCTTAACCTGATCGGATGGCTGCTCTGGATTGTGGTTATTGTGTCCGGCCTGGTCTTCGGGTTAATCTGGGTCCTGGTCGAAATCCTGGAGTGGCTCACCGGCAATAAAGACTAGCGCCTGGCCAGGGGCGCCAATACCTGGCTTATCTTCCTCCTTATTAGGCCCCCATCCTCGGGGGCCATTTTTTTTGGCTTGTGGCCTGGGGTCCTGGGACCCGGGCGATTCTCTGGCCCGTGGCTGGCCGGTATCTGGACCCTGGCAGTAACCCCTACTTAGGTCGAGATCGTCGCACCTGGGGCATCTGGAGCGGTTATTCTGGTAACCCGGGCGCCTGGTCCGGTGGATCTACATTCTGGCGGTCCGCCAGGATCTAACGAGGTCGATATGATACTACCCCAGGAATTATATGCTTACTTTTTATAGGCTTATTTTTTGTGGGGTATCTTCCCACCAGGGCTTGCCAGCAAAAACCAGAAAAAGCCACCGTCACGATAGAAAAATCCCATAAATGCTCCGTCACGATGGAAAGTCCTCAGAAAAATTGTATTTTTTTCTTTTGTAAGCGGTCTTCAGCTTCAACCTCTTTGGTTTATATCTGGAGTTCTTTGCTACTAGGTTTCTATGTCGGGTGACAGCTCGGTTTTGTTTTGTTGTTTCTTTGTCCACTGTTGTATTTTTACAACACAATAGATATAAGTGTCAATAAGACGTAGGTGCCCGGAACACCACATCTAAACGAACTACTTGGTAGTACATAGTCGCATTATCGCCCACGGATTCCCGGTATATGGAGGCTCCGCCCAGGCCTGCCCGTTACATGGCACTCTACGGCGTTTCAAGAGGGACCGTCTTGGTGTCCCCAACTATGTACGTCAGCTTTTTACTTGATGGCAGGACCTTTACCCTGCGTATTTGTACGGTCAAGTAGCCGTTCCTTCTATAAGAGTAAGTAATAACCCCTATCTTATTGATATTAAAGGGAATACAGGGTTGTTTTGGTTCATTGACCTAATTCCCTATAAAATATATACTTATCAATGGACTAGGTTATTTTACTTATTAGGGGGTCTACTGGCGTTCACATGAACTAGGGCTATAAGCCACTGCAAGACCCTTTATGAACTATAGACTACATCGACATATAAAATCAATGAGAAGCCTCCGGAAGGAGGTTCAGGTTAGGTTGAGCAAGCAAGGCTCCGTTCCTATCGACAATATCAGGAACAGGGCACTCCGTAAGATAGAGCAGATTCAAAAGACCACAGCCACTCCACGTCAGAAACAAAGGGCGCTGGAAGAAGCCATGATGATCTATCAGGGCTTACAGAGGGTTGAGGTTCCCGAGCGACAAGACTATAATCCACACAGGGAGGTTTCCCTGGCTGGGCCAGCACCGTACCTCCATTCAGGTGGGTTGGGTTATCAGACAGTGTCCTGGAAGTACATGGGCGCTTCCGCAGATCCCAATAAAAAACCATACTATGATCAGTGGTTTAGGTCCCCGGCCTGGAGAGCAAAGTGGGGGAAGCCTGGACTCTTGGAAGACTCAGACTATTGGATGGTAACGGAGGCGCTATGGAACTCACACAGGACATTCTCCAACCCTATCTCGAAATCGAGAATGAAAGGTCGATCAGACCTGCAAACGAGTACACTAAAGATGTTATCGACAGGACGGTCTACACCGAACAAATACAAGGTGTAGAACTCCCTTGGGGTTCCCCGGATAAATTCCGACTAAGGAACGGGGAGTGCACTATCCTGGCTGGCATCAACTCCGCAGGTAAATCTCTGGTAGCTGGTCAAATCTTACTGAACGCAATGGAACAGGGAGAGAGGTGTTTGTCTGTCTCCTTGGAGATGAGTCCGGTAGCACAGCTCAGTAGGATGGTAAGGCAGACTTCCCTTCAGCTTCACCCGACTATGGAGTTTGTCATGGGGTTTGGGTTCTGGAGTAAAGAGAGGCTGTACTTCTTCGACAAGATGGGGAGTGTAGATCTCACCACCCTGATGGCTTCCATTCGATACTCTTTAGATCATTACGGCACTAAGTTCATACTGATTGACTCTCTTATGACCATTTCCGGCATTGCTAACGATGACTACACCGGGCAGAAGAAAGTGGTGTGCGACATCGCAGACGCATGTAGAGAACTAGACATACATTGTATCCTTGTGTGCCATGCACGTAAGTCCGGGAGCATTAGAGATCGCCTTGATAGATTTTCTATCCGAGGAGCAGGCGAACTTGCAGACCGGGTGGATAACGTATTACTATTGGGCCGTTACTATCCAACCAACGCAGAGGATGCTGATGCGTATCTAAGCATTTCAAAAGCACGGCACTGGGACATGGCTGAACAGGACTTTGATTTATACTTAGATCTTGCTTCATTGAACTTAGTGGAAGAGCATCAGAAACCCCGTAAAATAAATATGGATGATGATAGCTGGGTACATAATTCTTGAACGATAACGCCTGGAAGAACTTTGAACGCAGAGTCGCCAAGGTAACAGGGGGTGAGAGAATCCCCATCAATGGCAGGCAACAGCTCGACATCAAGCACCCTTACCTGGGGATAGAATGTAAGCACAGGAAATCATTACCCAACTGGTTGTTTACAGACGCATGGGGTCAGGCTGTCGAAGGCTCCAAAGGTAAAGATCTGTTGCCTACAGTAGTGGTAGGGGAACGAGGAACCTCACAGGCGTTCGCCATTGTAAGATTAGAAACCCTGACTGAACTCCTGGCGATGGCATTAAACGAGGATTATGTTCCTACAAAAGATGCGTTAATTTTATGAAAGTTCCTTACAAATTTATTCAATGTAAGGTAAAGGGTTGTGTAAGACTTCACGACTCCTTTTATCCTATGTGTAGTAATCACAGAAAACCCAAAGAGGATGTGGCTCCCGTGTCTTCTTATAGGCCCTCCAACCCTCAACGGGAGCACCCTAAATGACATTTAGAACTACCCTCGGCGAAACAGTCTTCAGACAGAAGTACGCCTCCAACCAATTTGAACAATGGCCTGACCGGGTCAACACCATAGTCAATGACATCTGTGGCAACCGGAACGGGACCACCCACCACATCATGGCCAAGAGCGACCAGGATCACCTGGCCAGGGTGATGACAGCATTCAAGATGATCCCTGGTGGACGCTACGTCTACTACGCAGGGAGAGATCCGACTGCGTTATTCATAAACAACTGTTACTTGCTGAGGTTAGAGGAGGACACAAGAGAAGAATGGTCCAGCGTTACCCAGAGAGCAATGAGCTGCCTTATGACCGGCGGTGGCATTGGAGTAGATGTAAGCGCTGCCCGTCCCAGTGGTCGTCAGCTACGGCGAACGGGCGGTGTTGCCAGTGGCCCGATTCCACTTCTGTACACTATAAACGAGGTGGGAAGGAACGTAATGCAGGGTGGGTCAAGACGATCCGCTATGTATGGGAGCCTCAACTGGCAGCACGAAGACGCCAAGCAATTTCTGACCCTGAAGAACTGGCACATGATGTTTATTGGGAAGGATGGGATGAGTATAGCTGAAGCTAAGGAACATAACTTCAACTACCCAGCTCCGTTAGACATGATGAACATCAGCTTAAACTATGACGACGCTTTCCTCAAAGAACTGGAAACAAAACAGTTCCCGGATATATTCATGCAGAACTGCAGACAAGCACTGATGACTGGTGAACCTGGGTTCAGCTTCAACTTTGGTGAGAAGGAAAATGAAACTCTCCGTAACGCCTGCACAGAAATTTCCAGCGAAAATGATTCTGACGTATGTAACCTGGCTTCAATTAACATGGCGAACATTGAAACAATTGAAGAGTTTAAGGAAGTGGTCCAGGTGTCTTCAAAATTTCTGGTGTGTGGGACGCTTCGAGGAACCCTCCCCTACGAAAAAGTTAAGTTGGTCCGGGAGAAAAATAGGAGACTCGGGCTAGGTCTCATGGGGCTGCATGAGTGGCTCCTGAAG